TATCCAGCCATATTATAAGCTATTGCCTCTATAGCTACGAAAGAACTACAGAAGTCTGAGAGAATTTGTTTGACATCTATATTTAATCCTCCGAAGTCATCACTCCAGTTTCTTCTGGTTGAACAGTTAATTACACTCTCTGCTCTGAGATTAGCAGCAGTCATCATTGTTGTATCGAAAGATGCGCTCTTTCCAGCTCCTGCTTTTTGGATTATTTCTGCTTCGGTGGTCATTATGTATGCCATATTATTTACAGAAGGGCATTATACTTAAAGTTTTGTCTTTCATGCAGTATGCTGCTCTTTTTAGTGCTTCAAATATATGAGAGTAATTCCCATAGATTTTTAGTTTTCCGTCAGAGTAATCACATTGCATTGACTTTAAGGACTGTCTTATTCTCGGGTCATCAAAAAGGGTTATTTTACCATTTTCTGCCAAATTTTTGAAGTTTATTGACATATCTTCACCTAAAAGTGTCTTTTTTCTTATTTTTGTTTTTCCATGATTTATTGTTTTTTCAATTTCTCTACTCGCATTATTCAATCCTTCAACTTTTCTCTTAGTTTGAGTATCTTCGTAAAGTAAATCGTAAACCCCAACTCCTAAGCCCCCATCATCCATGTAAATCTTCTTATGCTCTATCTGTCTGTCTTTGTGGATAATAAGTCTGGCTGTATCAGTTAGCGTTTGAGGTTCTGGGATTGTTAGGTCAAACTGAACTATTCTATCCTTATTGATTCTATCTCCAGAAACTAAGACAGTTTCATCCCCCCCCATTCTAGCAATGTCAATGCCTTGGAATTTATCCCCAATAATATTATATTTTAAAATTTGCGGCTCGGTTCCATAAACATGTTCATTCAAAGAGCCAAGAATCGCCTTATTTGGCTTAATTAGGCATATCTTATCGATTAGTTCATCATCAAAGAACCTTTGTATCCCACCTACGAACAACCCAAGATATTCTTGTTGATACTGTAGCTTAGTCATCCTTGTCTTCTCATCCTTCAGGAACTCAGTCATTAGTGTCCTTTGTGGTTCTTCCCTATTAGTTGCTACCTCTTCTGTATTAACATGGATTGATGTGAAGTTCTTATCATAGAAGCATCTGTGAAAGTAACCTGTTGTACCAAATGGCGTACTTAGTAGGATAATATCTCCTCCTGTTGTAGCTAACATAGGAGTCACTGCAGCCCAAACGTCCTCATTGATGAAGTGTGCCTCATCAGCGTAAAGTCTGTCTATAGTATATCCTCTGATTCCATATCCAGAGTCTCCAGTAGGAAGGCAGTTAATCACAGTTCCATTCTTAAGAGTTAGTTTGTGCTTTGTAGGAGTGTATGTTTGCTTTGTGCCTTTGTCTTTTCCCATCCTGATTTGGCTTTTGTCTTTGTTGTAGATATAGGAGAGAACTTTTTCAAACAAAAGTAAAGCTTGTCTTTCAACAGAAGCAATAATCATTATGTTCTTGTTGGAGTGTTTTAGAGCATACTCCCCCGCGTCAATACTAATGACTGTACTTTTTCCTGACTGCCTCCCCGAGCAAATGCAAAGGTTACCTTTAGTGGCGAGAACTTGTTTTTGCCACGTATCTAATTTTAATTCCATTCTAATTTTAAGGAAAATAAGGTTTTGGTTCTCTTGTTGCCCAACATCCAAACAAGCCCAAAACCAATATTCCTATTATCCAATCTATCATTTTAAACAAATACAAATCAATGAATAAAAATGTTTCCCTTCCCCCGGGCAAGCTGTAAGCCCGGGGTTCCTTCCCCTCACACACAACAAACACCATTGTGTGTTTCCCCCTCCCCGAAATTCCTAAAAGAGCGTATAACAGCTGTTGTGCGCTTCTGCTTTTAGGAATTTAATATCCCCTGCTTTTCAAAAGAATGTATGACATTTGAAAAGTTCGTCTAATTTATTGGACGAAATTGGATAAAAAGAGCGAAAAATCAATAAAGACTGGCCGAAAGGCTAGGATTTATGTATTTTACGCTAATAGGCCCCCGGGCAAACTAATAGGCCTAATTCTTTTAAAGAAGGTGAATATATTTGGACACAAATTTTGGCAGTGACAATCTGCCAAACAATCTAGATTATATAGATTTATGGTTTTAAAAGAATTAAAGGTATATTTTAACCTATATACTCCAATATATACTTCCCAGTATATACTTTAGAGAATATAAATTCTTTAAGAATGTTAAGTCTTAAAGATCTAATGGATAAACAAGAACTCAAGCTATTGTGTTTAGAGTTTGCAAGATTCATAAAGCCTGAAATTCTAGCTCAACAACATTGTCAACTCCAAGACGATAGCCATAGGCTAAACCACAACTACAATCATGCTCCTGCTTTGGAATATTCATCCATGGAGAATTAATTCCTCGGCTAGCGGAAGTGAGGTAGGGTTATCGTAGTGGGATTAGACTATCGAAGGGTCGAAGTTGGATAAGCATGTGAGAGTTGTGAATCCTAAAGATTGGAGTTAGCTAAACCTGAAATAACCTAGTTGCAGAATGTACGGGGTTAGGCTGATATGTGAGAGTGGGCGTTGAGCATACATATCCAGATTACACTATTAAGTATATCGAATAAATCGAAATACTTCAATAATAATCGAAGGTCTTAGTCGGGAATCTATTATTATATCGTATTTATTATATATCTAATCTATTATTATAGAGATTTCTATATATGTATGCAACTCTCTCTCATATACTAGGGGACACATATATATATAAAGGTGTTATTCTTAGTTCTATTATGTTAAGCCCAGATCAACAACATCAAAGAGAAATTAAGATTATGAAGATATCTAAACTAATTGAAAAGATAGTTTCTAAGTTTAAGGTTGTTAGTTATAGGCAGTTTAGCTTAATGGTTATGGATGAGTTTAGTGTTGGAACTAGGACCTGCTCAGATTATGTTGGAGTTGCTCTCAATAGATTAAACCTCAAAAGAGAGGATATCTTTGAGAAATAAGCCCCTGTAGCTTAATGATAAAGCTTGAGGTCATACCTCAAACACAGGTTCAACTCCTGTCAGGGGCATCAAGTGGATATTGAGGACTTAAGATTGACCACTATAAAAAATACAATCCTGTGACACCGAGGAAAGACTCGGAATCATAGTCATTGATTCACCTCTTGACAACTCCCCTCTTTGACGCTTTCGTGCAGAGGGAGGGGATTCATAATCATGGAAAAAAAACAACAGGCTGTAAACGATTGGGTTAAAGAATTAGAAAGCGAAAAAGATGAAAAGAAGTTGAAAGAAAATCGGGAATTTTTATCTGGACTAACCTTTAATTAACACTCGGAAAGACGGGGCATCATAATCATGGAAAAACTAAAAACACTGAAAGATTTAAGGAAAGATAGAATAAAATATTTTATAAAGAAATTAGAAAGTTTTGGATGTCCAGATACTTTTTTGAAACCTACTGCAAGAAAGATTGCGTTAGAGATAGAAAAACAAGATAGAAAAGAAGCAATTGGATTAAAGATTATCAAAAGAGAGCTAAACAAACTAAATCTGTGGATTCGAAAATGGTTTATAATAGCTTGATTTGTGAATTTGAGAGATTCTTCAACATCACCGAGGATGATTTAAAATGAAATGTAAAAACTGCGGATATGATGAAGAAATACATGAAGAAGGAGTATATGGATGCAAACAATTTGTCCCTCAAGAGAAATCTGTAGTTACCACAAAAGTTATGGATTTTTTATATGCAGATTGGAAAAGGGGAAGAAAATGAAATGTGAAACATGCGGACATAGTGAAGAGTATCATTATAGTTCTAAACAACCAGCAGGTAGAGTATATATGTGTCATAAATTTGATAAGAAATATTGTGGGTGTCAACAATTCATCCTTTCAGAAAACAAAGGGTGTGTAGAATATCTTGAAGAACATGAAGAAGTTAATTCATGCCCATCATGTTCAAATCATAGTTCTGAACCTTTGTCTCTGCAAGGGAAGGGGAACCATGGCGCAGAGACTCGTCTCCCCCAGAACAATGACCCCGATGATAAATTAGTTCGCACCCATTGTTCTAGAGGGGAGCCTATTAGTTCTGATTCGGGGTCGGCTTTTATATTGAGTGATAAAGTAAAAAATCCTTATCATTTTACAGAAGAAACTAAATGGATTTATGTTGAAGATGTCAAAGAATTCATCCGACTAGAACAACATTTAATTGGATTGTGGATGAATGGACATTTATCTCATGATGAATTTTGGAATGAAAGAGACAAACTAGCAGGAGAATTTAAATGACATTGAATAATCACTTAGATAACAATCCACCCTATGCAAAAGCTTACGATTACTTTATGAATGAACAATTTGAAATACTTAGGGGACATGCTATGCGGTGTTTCCAGAGGTGTATGAATAAGATGGCAGAGTTAAAAGAAGAACATGAAAGGGGGTTGAAAGAAAAATGAAATTTAAATTAAAAGGCGAAAAATGATAATTGAAAAACACGAAAAATTATATGGAAAGGAATCAGGAAAGGCTTACTTTCAAGTTACCATCGAGGGTAAAAAGTATAATCATTTTAAGCCGGAATGGTTTGTTGATTTTAAAGAAGGTCAAAAATGTGAAGCCACTTTCAAAGAAGATGGGCAATATACTAACATAGTTTCTTTGTCTATGGAATTGAATGGACCTGTTAATGCTCCAGTTGAGAAGGTACCCTCTACAAATGTTCAATCAGAATTTAAAGGGCAAATAGCAAAAGAAACAGGAGTTTTCCAAAGCACTGTTTGGAATCATACTGTAGCTCCAAATAGCTATGAAGTTGGGAAAGTAGGTGATAGATTTAAGCTATACTTTGAAACTCCAGAAGAACTACAGGCTAAAATAGCTGATTTAAAACGGATGGGTTTTATGCCGGAAGAATTCAAACCTGAACATATGCTCGATATGAGTACAGCCGCTAGAACATAAACTAATTTATTATTTTTTTTATTATTTCGCCCCTGTAGTCTAATGGAAAAACAGCTTAGGTTGCTTCATAGCACATCTAAAATAAACAGGTTCGAATCCTGTCAGGGGCATTGGGCGAACGGTGATGCGGTACTCTCACTCCAGTAGCCCATCATAGTCACAAATGAAAAACATAAGATTCAAAAATATTGAAATAGAATTCATACTTAAACTAATGAGGGAAAATAGATTTAAGATTTTTTCAAAAGAAAAACACGTAAGAATAGCAAAAGAAATTAAATTAAAACTTCAGAAAGACTGGGATCATAATCATGGAATATAAAGACAAACAAGAATTGAAATGGCTTATTGCAGAGTTAATTATTTCAGAGATTCACACTAAAGATACAGCATTAAGAGAAGTTGTGAATTGGATAAATAATTTTGATAGAGGAAGATAAGACGAGGATTAATTTTTAAGTTCCGCCTATTTGGAAACAGGTTATATTAAGATGTTCTACCGTTACGGTAGGATTACCTGCATCAGAAGAACTAATAGCCATTTCTATTGTTGCATTAGCCGCTAGATCTAAGATTGCGTTGCCAGAACATTCTAACTGATTATTTGCACCAACCAAATCAATATGATTTCTCCCATCTGGTTCCATATTTCCACTTCCGCTTATTTCAAAACCACTAATGATATGTTTACCTGCTATGCTGCTTTTTATTGTTGCAGTATAATGACAATAATACCTCCCTGCTTTTGCAACGGTTAGTTTTCCGTTTCCGTCGTGAGTTGCTAGGTTAAGTTGCCCTGTAACCATATCAGCGTCGCTAACATTATAAACTACATTTATTGCTGCCGCTTGAGTCCACGCTATATCATTTCCGTAACATGAAGCGTAAGGTAAACCTGAGCCGTCAGTCTTAAAGAATAAGTCTCCGTCAATTCTAACATCACCCTTTGGGAACTGAATTTCATCTATAGCTGTTCCCGTTCTTGTCATTGACATTCCAACTTCCCCTGCACCATCTGCATCTGTTCTCGTAGTAATTTGATAAGTGCCGCCATTTAAACCCGCAGTCCAACTTTTTTCATTTAAAGCATTTCCAGTATCTTTTAAAAACATCTTCGGGCTTGGGATATTTGATTCTAAATGTAATAATCTTAATGGATTTGTTGTTCCAATCCCTACGTTTCCGCTTGCTAAAGATAGAATTATATCTCCTGCTCCAGTTGTTTCTATTCCTATATTCCCTCCTTGT